ACCGGGCGGACAGTGGACTTTCACCACACAATCACACGTGCGCTGCCGGGCGCACAAAAAGAAGGGGCCGCCTCACCGGCAAGCCCCAGGTTCTTTTGCGCCTGCAGCATCTCCTCTGCGGATAATGTCTGCGGCGTATAGAGGACCACGTCTTCCGGCGTATCCCCTTTGTCCCCCTTGCCGCCTTGCGGCCCGGGGATCATCACTGTGGTTACCCTGCAGGTATCGCCGCAGCAATCGTTGTCTCTGTAGGTCATCGAGTCACCTCCGGAATGACGTCGAAGTAGCCCCGCAAAAGCCGGAGGACCCGGCCAGTACTGGAAACCAGTTCGATGTCGTAGCGCGACCGTCCCGGCGGGTAGCGGCTTGTGACGCCGCTCGGAAAGATCGCGGTTAGCCGGGCCCCCTCGAAAAAGAGCCGGCCGTTTTCAACGGTCAGCTCGTCGATGGGCTCTTTCTGATATGTCGATCTGCGCACCTGCATCCGCGCGGAGTAGCCGGAGAAGTCCATAGCGTTCCCGTAGCCGTCCACGCAGTTGAAGGTCCTTTCGGTATCAACGCCCTGATCAACCCGAATGTCATATGTCTGAGCCACATTTCCCTCATTCAAGGCAATAAAAAAAGCCCGCGCACTGGCGGGCCTGAGCAGACAGATAGCAAGAGGGGCCGAACTCCCGAAGAAGAACGACCCCTGCGGCTTAACGCCTCTTGCCGATCAGCCACGCCGCAATAATGACGGCAATGACGAGCCCATCAATATTGATGTCGCCCGTCACCACAACGATGTCGTGTGGCATAATCTGACACGAAGCAAGAGTGAGGGCATGCATAACCACCCCTTGCATCAAAGACTCAGCCCGGTGTTAGCGCACTGGGCTTTGTCGTTTCTACACCCCTTGCGGGGGCCTATCCTCCGGCGATACGCCGGGAATTCCTTGCCTCGGCCGTCGGTAGGTGTGGATAGGCAGGAACAGGCTATGTGCCGCGTCCTTGCTTCGTGCTGGCGGCGATTATACCTAGCCCCGCATGCTGGGCGGCAGTTGATTTCGTTCGATCTCGCTCTCGTAGCTCTCCCGGCAGTGGTTGTCGTCGAAGAAGAGGAGCGTGTCGATGAGTTGGTACGGCCAATCACGCTTTCCTTCCAGATGCTGCCTCCACGCATGCGCCGATAGGCTTTCGTCGGCCCACCCGCCAAGGAGCGCATTGATGAGCTGATCAAAGGCGATGAGCACCTGCTTCAGATAGCGCCACATTACTTCGTAGAGAAGTCAACCGGATGGAAGGCGATGACGATCTTTCCCAGCTCCTCTTTCGTCTTCGCCTTTTCAATCGCGTCGCGCAACTTCCACTTTTCCTGATAGGCTGCCTGTCCAGCCTGAATAATTTCGAGCTGCAGAGTCTTGAGCTGGTCAATACTGACTTGATGCCCAACGTTGTTAGCGTCCATGAAGATCAGACCGCCCCCGCTCTCCGTGTCCGCGAAGGCAGCCGAAGATTCCGCCGCCGTGACTAGGCCGTTCACGTCCTGCATGGCACGGGAATCCGAGTCCGCTTCGAAGCCCAGAGAAGACTTTAGTGTCGCGCCGTCCTCATACCAAGACGCAAAGGCAGAGTCGAGGGCCCGCTTCTTCTCGGTGCGCACTTCCTCAACAGTCTTTTCCGGTATCTTTTCGATCGAGCGGGCATTCGTTTCCGGGTCTTGGACAAGGCGATAGGTCGTCGAGTTCTTCGTGAGCTCGTCGAAAACTGTGCGGAGTTTGTGAATTCTTTCCGTCTGTTTGTGATGATCGAGCACGATGCCGACGCACTCCTCGGCCGTCGTCGGGATGGCCTCGGCCACCCAGCCATTTTTGTCGGCAGACAGCTTGAAAAAGTGCTTCCCATCGTCTTCGGGGGCGGCGATGTCATAGCAGTCCGCGCCGAGCATCAGCGAGCCCTTCGCGTCGGCCATGCAGGCCACCATGCCATCGAAGTAACCGTCCTCATCGACGTGGGGGATTTCTTTGATCTCATTGGGCTTCATGTCGAAAAACCTCTCTACAAGAAAAATTGCGGCCTTGCGACCGCGTGAAAAGCGTTACACCGTGACAGATAGCCACGGCCTCACCCTTCGGGTTTACCCCTCGGGGGTCAAAAGTTGGTGTCTCCGCATTTCCTACGGAGGCAGGGTTACTGATCTGAGCCTCGGACGATGGCCCGAGGTCTCTCTGATGCAGGCCCGGCAACTGGCCCGCAGAAAGCGGAAGGAGTTAGGGCAGGAGCCGCCCCGTGGATACGTCCTTTCAGACGCCTTCCGCCTGTGGTGCAACTTGAAGCGCGGCAGGATCGCGTCCTACATGGACGAAAAGCGCCGCCTTGAGCGTTATGTCATCACCCCTCTCGGTCGCCGTCAGCTCGACGAAATAACCGCTCCCCTCATCATCGCGACCGTCCGGCACATCGAAGCCGCAGGCCATCAAGCCACACTCAAGCGGGTTCTAATGCGAACGCGCGAGCTCATGGATTTGGCCGTCTGCGCCGGATACATCCTTCACAACCCCGTTGCCAGAGTCAGTAGAGTCTTCGCCACCCCCATCGTCAGCCCCATGCCGTCGATCTCATGGCAATCTCTTCCGGACGCGCTGGCAGTAGTTAAGTGCGCTCCAATGCGCACGCAAATCCTCTTTCTTTGGTCCCTCGCTTCAATGCTCCGGCCCGGAGAAACCGCCAAGCTCCGGAAGGAGTGGATCGACGGCGACACCCTCTCCATTCCGGCCTCTGAGATGAAAAGGGGACGCCTGCACCGTGTCCCCTTGACCCCCTTCATGCGCCTTCTCCTCGCCAAGGAAGCAACCCTCTCCCCGCACCCCAGAAGCTCCTACGTCTTCGCCGGGCGCGACCCTAGCTCCCACATCTCTTCCCAAGCCCTCGCCAAGTACCTGCACGGAACCACGCTCGCCGGGAAACTGGTTGCCCACGGCCTGCGCTCTATGGCCCGCTGTTGGATGGCGGACATGGGCACGCCCTTCGAAGTCGCCGAAGCCTGCCTCTCTCACGTCTCAGGTTCTCAGGTCTCCCGCGCCTATCAAAGGAGCGATTACCTCGACGCGAGACGTGCGGTCATGCAGGCGTGGAGCGACTACCTTGAGCACTGTGCTCAAGGGGCCGGAATGCTTCCGCTCTATCCTAAGTAACGAGCGGCGGCAGACGGTTTTCTCTAGGATCAAGTTTTGGGGCTTGGCGCATCGCCGAACTATGACAGTCAAGCCTCAAAACTCGATGGATGAATGCCCGAACATAACGGATACACTGACGCGCCTCAAGTGGGGCGTGCAATGGGGAGCACCTACCGGAGTGTTCTACGCGGAAGACATTCAAGACCCGCAAAACCAAGAGATTGAGTTTTCTCAAACCTCGCGGAACAACTTCCAATACGGGATAAATGCCGCGGCTTCGAGCGCCATCTACGGGGCTTCGAATTCGGTTCAACCCTCAGCGATGGCGTCTCTCATCCTTATCAAGTTTTGATGAGGACTAGTGCAGAAATCGCGGGCGGCTGAACCCCACTCGACTTCCCATAAGCCGCCGAAGATCGACTGGCGGAAATTTCGATCTTCGTGAGGTTGTAGAAGTTCGGGCCGAAGCCATGCTGTACTGTCGCCTCGGAAGCAGAAAAGGCCCCAGTCACATCCGGCCCTGCCGAATAGGCGTAGCCGTTGTTGAATCGACCACTGATGTTCGGAGACCATCCATGCAATAATTTGAGAACCACGAAGAGGGAGCACTCCATCTCCAAGCAAACCCGCCGGGCGCGGCGCAAGGGCTTAGCAGAATTCGCGACGAAAGCCGCGAACGGCCCTGCTTAATGCAGGTATGACAAAGCCCAGCGCTATCAACACTGGGCTTGTCGGTTTTGCAAGGAGACAGAGAGTGTCCAAACTCATCCTTGCTTCATGGGAGACTTTACCACAGGTCTCAATCATCTGGACCGGGGACATCAACTTTGATGGCCTCGCGCTGGCTCTGGTTGTCGCGCTGTGGCTCGTCCGCAAGAAGCTGTAAAGCGCAGGGGTCGTTTTCTTCGGAGAGCGGCCCCTCTTGCGTTCCGAACATAAGCGGCAGACCGGGGTATGAAGAAGAAGCCCGAGGCCAGTCTTTTTCAGGCCCATTCCGCCAAGTAGCGCACTACACAGCGGGATCATTTGATGGTCTGGATAACCAGAATCATAAAGGCGTGTACTTCGACGCGTCCTTCGTGTCGTCAATCTATGGCAGCTCGTCGTCGGTCCAACCTCCAGCGGTGGCGGCGCTGGCACTCATCAAGATTTAATGAGTATCAAAGCCGCCATTGCGGGAGGTTGCACAGAACTGGAGCTTCCGTAGATGCTGTGAACGCGAGAAGCATAAAAATCGATAAGGCACCCGTTATCGGCTCCACCGCCCGGAGCGCGTCCTTCCTCCTTTGCTCGCGTAAAAGCCCCAGTAGCTGAGGGGAACCCGCTCCATTCTTTTGTGCATCGGAAATCGCCCGTGATGTTCGGTAACCCCGCTGAGTAGTAAGTGCCGACCGAAGAAGTCGATGTCGTGCCCTCGAGGAAGCGACCGTTCAAATCCGGCAGGCCGAAGGTTGTCGACCCGTCACCAGCGCCGTAGGTCGTGCCGATAGCCGCGAAAAGGGCCGCGTAGTCGGTTCGGCGCACATTCGCGCCGTTGCAGATGAGCCAGCCGCTCGGGACCGTGCGCCCGGCGTAGTGGATGAGCGTGCCGGGAGGCACCGACGGCGGATTGAAGGCCTGGACCATCAGCTTCGTAAGGAAAGGCGTCATCAGAACGTTCTTTGCGGTGCCTTCAGTGACTTGCCCCTCGGTCGCGATAAGCGCCGGGAGGAGATGCGAGAAAGTGACGCTCTGCGCCGCAAGGCGCGCGCCGTCGACCGCACCTTGCGCGATCTTATCCCTGGTTACGCCGCCTGCCGCGAGTTTTGCCGTCGACACCGATAGATCCGCGAGATTCCCCCCGGCGACGGTTTTCGCGGCCAGCTTTGCCCCGGTAATCGAGGCGTTGGCAATCTTTCCGCCCGGGATGGTGTTATCTGCCAGCCAGGCCATCGAGCGCAGCGCTTCGAGGAACTGTGTTGCGGATGGCGGCTCGGTCAGCTTCTGCCCCGCGGCTTCGATGACGGAATTTCTCATTTGATCCTGCAAGTAATACCAGGCCGCCCCCGGCTTCGTCGCCGGGGTGCCCGTTTTCGGGTCGCCCGACGTCGGGTAGCCCTTGGAAGTAAGCGTAGAAGTGTCGGGCGGTGAATCAACCGCGCCGGATTTCCAATAACCTTTAGTAGCCATCAGGCGTCCTCCTCATACATAAAAATGACATACACATGAGCCGGAGCAAGCGCCCGGATCACGCATTCCAGCAAAGCATTTCCCCAGCGAGCAAGAGGCTCATCAGCGCCCCAGGTCACATCGAGGTATTCGGCATTCCCGTTAGACCGGATCGTGATGCCAAGCGTCATGACCGTCGTCCACTGTTTTTCGTAGAGCGGATGCTCCACGTCGTCATTCACGTCATGCTCCGTGAAGGTCGTTACCTTTGCCTGGTAGCCGAGCGTCCCGGCAAGCGACTCGAAAAAAGCCGCAGTCAATCCGAGATTCGACGTGATCTTCGCGAGAAGCTCCTGCCGCATCTGCTCCTGAGACGGATCTGCGATCGCTTCGAGACACGCAGACGGAATGCCGTAGTCGTCAAACCACCGGGAAAGCTCCTCTACCGAAGTTCGAGGGTCTGCCTCCTCGAGCACCTGATTGATGCGGGCATCTGCTCTCGCGGCTTCTCGCCCCAGGGCGTAAAGCACCGCGTCGAGAGTGCTCCCCGGTGCCCGGTTCCAGATCGGCCCTCTTGGCAGAAGCTCATCGATCTGATGGGAATAATCTCTTTCCGTCAGCGCCATATCACACCCACGTGATTTTTCCCGGGACGTAGATTTCGCCTACGCTCGCCGCCACGTCGTCCGTCGGAGACTGAATGCGGTAGCTAGTGATCTCACTCACCCCGGAGATTGCTCGATCCAACGACGTGAGCAGGATCCCTCCGCCAGGTATCGCCTCAGCCATTACTACCGATTCAATGGCCGATTCGATTTTTGCTTTAATGGCTTCAGTTTCCGGAAGGATGTCGAGAGTCAGATTCAGCGGCTTCGGGATCGGCGGAACCACATGCAAGATCGCCGTGACCGGCATATTCGCTTCGATCTCTTCCTTCACGCGCTGAATCATCGTCTCGTTGGGGATGCCGTTCTCTGTCATGCCGTCTGTCATGAAACGGACCGTTACATGGCCGAGCCCAAGTTCCTGCGGATAGCACCATGCGCGCGTCACGCCCGGAACCTGACGAGCCCAGGCGACGTAGTCCGCCTTCGTGCCAGCCTTCGGCGGGTTCTTCTGCCGCGCAAGGAGACGTTCGCGCAGGCTCTCATCTCCTTCAGCATCAGCCCCGCCAGTCAATTCACCTGCGACGGCCGTACTCATCACGCCAACAACCGGGCTCACCAGCGTGAGAGCCATCCCCTCACCGGAATTCCCTGCTGCGCCTGCAACGGCCGCTTCTACAGGCGCCGTGCCATCCGCGCTTTCTGCCGTCGTGACATAGACGGATCCTTGTTCGTTCTGCAGCTGAGTCCCTTCCGGAACAGTCCCTGAACCGGTGAAGGTCACTGTGCCAACAGCCTTCGATGCCTGCAGACGATAGATGCCGTACTCGGAAGCCCTCCTCTCAAGGTAGTTGCCTTCGGCGGTACTGGTGAAGCACTGGCGAAGGACAAACGAGATGTAGCCATGAAGGCCGTGCGAGACGCCGGCAATGACTCGCGTCATCACCGAAGCCAGAGACCATCTCATGAGCTTCTTTCCCAGACGGCTTTCCGCATCCGCCTGGACTCTCCGGATGATCTCCGTGAGCGTTGGTCTTTCAAAAGCCATTTTCACTCCCAAACATTCTGGAACCGGGCCTGCAGAGCTTGCGTGTCGTCCGGGCGATAACAAACCACCTGAAGCACGATCCCCTCCACGCCTTCTCTCGACGCGGTCACGTCGACGCGGCCAACAACAGCATCATCAATAAGCCATTGCAGAGCTTCTTTCGCATAAGCCTCTGCGCGCCGAAGCGTCGTCGGCAGGATCTTCTGCCGCTGCAGCAGCCAGAGGCGCGAGCCGATTCGATCACCGGCCACCTCCGCGAACGTGTCTCCCCACCAACCCTGACGGTTAGGGGCTTTAATGCCATCGTCCGGAACGGATTTGCGCCATGAAAAAAGGCTGATCAGCACGGCCGCAGCCAGCTCATCAACCTCGAAGTCGGAGATGTCTGCCGGCTTCCCGTTCAGCATCATGTCCATTTAGGTATCCCCGCGCTCATTTGGTCAACCAAATCACCAATAGCGCTGTCACTACTGGAGCGACAAAAGCCTTTACGATCTCAAGCCAAAAAGCCCTTCGTTCGCGCGACTCTTTCAGAGCGTCTTCTCGAAATTCGCGCTCTACCTGTGCTCGAATCTCTTGCTCCTTCGTACGTTCTTCCATAGCCTGCAACCGCTCACGCAGTTCTCTGGTTTCATCTAAACTGTTCATGTTCACCTACTTGACAGGTGGATACGAAAAACCCCGCAAGGATTCCGGCCCTGCGGGGTTTGCTTTTTGGTCTGTACGAGAAACTCGTACGGTTAGTGCGGCCCGGATGTCTCCGCGCCATCACCCTGTTCTGTGTGCGTGTGCGTCTTCAGGCTGATCGAGCCCGCCTTCACATCGCCCGTCGTCGTGAGATCGCCAGTAACGCTGGCGCCTGAACCGCCGCTTATCGCCATACCTCCTTTCCCGGTGATCAGACCTTGAACGGTCAAAGTCCCCGTCAAAGTCGTGGCAGGCGTGTCCAGCGTCACAGAAGACGCTTTCAGCGTTGCATCTCCGGAGACTTCTGCAGTCAGGTTCCCGCCCACCGTTATCGAGGCGTCTTTTGCCACCGTCGCGGTCAGCTTGCCCGGGGTCTCAATCACGAGTCCGTCGCGTGTCAGATAGACCTTCTGCCCGAGATCGTCGTAGAGAGCAACCTCACCCGGCTTCATATTCTTCAGGCGAAAGCGCCTGTCGGCCACGCAAAAAACAATGCCGTGCGATCGATCGCCGCCGAAAAACAACGCGAAGGCCTCCGGCTGCTCATCGTCCTTCGGCTCCGAAGTGAAGCCATAGGGCTCGACGTGCTCCAGATCATCCCGCACTTCGTCCGCGAGCAGCCGCACCTGTACCGCGCGCATTTTCTTCGTTCCGTCGGCCGCCGAAACGACGCCGCGGGCCATGATGTCGTCCAATCTTCCGCTCATAACAAAAAAGGCCGCATCTCTGCAGCCTTTCAAAAATCATTGACGTTGCCACCCGCCCATACCGTCGGGCCTGAAGTTCTCGTGCGCGCCGTCCCGGCGCTCGATCGTGATCCAGCCGTTAATGTCCTTCGTGATCGACATCACCTCTTTCGGGTCAGACGGCTCGAGCTTAAAACCTAGATCAGGCTCGCCGCCCGGGACATATTTGCATTCTTTATCCAGCATAGTTCCGGGGTACTTTTCGCAGACCAAATGCCTGCTAGGGACAACCGTCAACGCCTGGGCGCCAAGCGAGGCAACGCTCAGCGCGATGAGAAAGAAAATGCGCATAACTGCCTCCTTTCCCCAGATTATTTCACGTTCGTCCACGTCGAAGACGTTTGCTTTGTATCCGTTTTCGCGGCGTCTCGTCTATAGCCATCGGGGGGCATAAGCCCTAACTCGGCGGTCATTCCGGCCGAAGAGAGTTGGAGCTTCGTTTGAACAACCAGCATTTCTAAGCCTCCCGGAAAAAGCGTTTGATCGCGCACTATAACCTTTGTGTTCGGCCGCCACAGAGAGCCATCCGACTGTCTCCAGCCCTGAACCGTGTAGGTGACGGCGCGAAAGCGTGCGGCTTGAAAATTAGCTTCGAACCGGGCTCGATCACCGGCAGTCTTCAACGACGCCTGCCCGCTATCCTTGAGCACCTTCAGCCGGAATCGCTTCACTTCCGGGTCTACAGCAATACCCTTGTCTTCCGCAGCGGTACGCCCGAAATCTTCATCCGTACCGGCATGCTGTCCGAGCGCAACGTAGTGCGAAAACCGCGCCGACGCATCGAACCTCGCTGAAGCCTTCAGGATGTTGCCGCCGAGCTCAAGGGCGTCCGTCGCCTGTCCGGCCCCGCCAGGCTCAACCAGCACAAGATTTCCTGCCTCATCGTCGGTCAATACGAGATTGTCCTTCGTAATGAGCCGCTTGATCGATTCGAAAACCGTCTCTCCGGGATTAACCGTATGGGTCTTGACTTCGTTGCTCTCGGCCGAGATCGTGAGCGTAATGCCGTACGGCTTCGCCAGCTCTTCGATGATGCTGCCGGCCGGAAGGTTCTTCCAGGAGGTTTGAGGCTTCGCGGCCGCTGCGGGCGCGGCCTGCGCCTTGCCGCTCCTGCCCTTCACCTCGGACCACAGATTAGAACCCGCCGCCGGGGGCGCATAGGCCGCAGACGGCGGGCAGCAGTCGACCAGATCCACCGTTCGACTCTTCCCCTGCACCTGCACGGAAACGGTCTTGCCGTCGTAGCGGATGGGCGTCGAGGTGATGTAACCCGTGCACACCAGATCTTCGCCGATATAGACCTGTACGAGCTCTCCGGTCTGAAGCGCCGTGAAGTCCGTATTGCCCGGAAAGTTCTCCGTAACTTCAAGCGCAAACGCCCGGGCGACCTGCTCGATGCTTGAAGTGATGAGCACCGACTTCCAGCCGCCGTAGCGCTTGCCGCCAACTCGAATTTCAACCAGATTCGACGTCATTCGCTTGAAATCCTCAGTTCCTCTACCGGGCAGAACCCTTCATGTTCGATGTGGTTCCGGAGAGCGATCTCTCGATCCCGGTTCGCATCATCGTGATAGTCATAGGCCAGAACAACGGCCGGCATAATGTCCGGCGGAACCGTCGTAAACAATCGGCTTTGAGTGTCAGCACGTTCAGTAATGGCCTCAAAGACCGCAGTCCTCGCCGCCTCAATCGCCTGGTACGTCTCATCGTCGGTCTCCATCAGGAGTTCCTGATCTAGAACGTCCAGAAGCTGATCGCGGACCTCAATGAGATCGTCGTAGCTCTGAATCGGTTCCTGCTCGGCGAAAGGTTCTGCCGCAGCCGTGAGCACTGCCCCCGGCGCCGACGTGTCCTTTGATGTCCCGATCAAAGCGCTGACGCCAACAATCTGCGCGAGCAGGAGCTGTCTGGCGAGGCTTTCAACGGCCGCGCGGTTCGTCATCACCACTTTCTGAGTGTCAGAAAGCGGCCGTCCTTCGCGATCAGCCTGAATCTTTGCCTTGGTCCCGGACGAAAGCTTGTCTTTCGAGACGAGGTTTTTCAGCTGCTTCCCGACCTGGCTCCAAGCCGTGGCCGTCGTAGCCCACTTCGACAGCCCGAGAGCTCCCGCAAGCGTCTGCGCGAATACTTTCGGATCCGTCGAGAGGAGCGAAAGCCCCTTTGATGCCAGATCAGCAACGTCAGTCGCGAAATCGAACACCTTTGCGATTTCCGCACTGTCAATCACCCCGAGCACGTCGAGCAGATCTCCGGAGAGTGCCGCGTCGATGTACTCGGAAACAATCGACAGGTCAATGGAGTCGATGAACTTGCTGATGGCCGATTGCTCGAGCTCGTCAGCGGCCTCAAGCGCCTCCGTCTGGGTATCGATCCCCATAACCGGAAACTCGAGGTCTCCAGCTTCAGTAGCGACAAAAGTCAGGTAAGCAGCCCCAAGCCCGGTGTCGAACTTGAGTTCGCTCACTGAAGTGACCGTAACGGTCATCTCACCCAGCCACGGATGAATGAGCGTCCCGGACCCCGGCTTTTCGATCTCCGCCAGAAGCGCCGTTCCGCGCGCGATGTAGTCGTCGCCGACTACAAAGGCCTCAATCGTGATCTGCCTAGTGGCTTTGCCAAGGTCTTCGACATAGGGCTTGTCGCGCTGCGGGTACTCATGTACCACGGTGCGCCGGCCGGCTCTGAGGCTCCCGCTCGTCACCTCGAAAGGCACGCCGCGAAAGCTCGCCGGCAGAAGCTGTTCACTACGAATAGACATCAGTCAGCTCCTACAAAGCGATCCGATCGACCTACCTGACCGTAAATATCCAGCCCCGGAGACCCGGAAACGTCGCTTACGGCCGCGGATGCTCCTCCGGAAGCGGTTACGCTGATGTTCATGCGCCCGCTCAGGCGGGCTTCAGGGGTCACCTGGGGATTCCGCATCGGCTGCCCGTCGCCGGATGTTTTGCTTCCTCCGAAAAGGTCGCTTACCCAGTCCGGCAGCAGGGATTTGAAGTCGAAATTCGTGAAGTAGTCAGAGATCATCCTCCCCACGTTCTTCAGGCTGTCTTTAATGCCCGTGTACCAGTTGAGGCAGGCCTTCGCCCATTTGTCCGGAAGCAGGTTGAATGCCGCCTGGAATAGATCATCAAAACCGCTCAGCAGGCCGCTGATATCGCCCTGGAAGAAGCTATTCGCGATTGACAGCAGTGAGCTGAACACCGCCTGGAATTTCGGGATGACCGTATTCCAAACATTGCCGACGAAGTCCGCAGCCGCTGAAGCACCCGTCTTCAGCGCCGGCCAAATGCTGTCCCAATTGGCGATCACTACGCCGGCTATCGCCGCCACGGCCGTCAGCACCAAACCCACAGGCCCGAACGCCCCGGCCATTGCTACGGCCGCAATTCGCGCCGCAGTCACCAGGGCGCCGAACGTCTGCACCATCTGCAGGATCGAAGAGCCGAGCGCAATAACGCTCATGAGCGTTTTTCCGGCCATGATCGCGCCCATGGCGTAGAGCACCGTGTTGAAGCCGCCGATTGCGTTGAACGCGCGGATTGCGTAGTCAGCAAAGGTCAGCACCGCAGAGGCGATGCCCTCGAAGTCGATCTTCTCGATTGTCTGCGCCAGCCGCTCAGCGACGGAGGCAAACTTCAGCGAAAAAGCCTCACGGTTAGCCGCGGCCAGATCGCGAAAGCGATCCGACATGCGAATCACCGTCGGCGCGAGCTTTGCCCCGATCGCGTTGCCTACCGATCCGATGACAGCACGCATGTCATCCATGTGGTCCGTCATCGTTGCGGCAGACGCGACCGCATCGTTCGACATCACGAGCCCCAGACCTCTCGCCTGCGCGGCCATCTGTTTGAGCCCGTCCGAACCGCTGGTGAGCATCGGAATCAGCTTGCGGCCGCTGTCACCCATGGTCGCCATTGCCATCTTCGCCCGAAGAGCCGGATCTTCATTGCGCTGAATGGCGTCGGCAAGATCAAGAAAGACTTGCTCGACCGGGCGCATATTCCCGGCCGCGTCCTTCATCTCGATTCCAAGCTTCTGAAAGAGCGTGAAGGCGTCGCTCGAGGTGTCGATGCCGTTGGCGATTTCCGCCATATGCTCACCGAGATCCTTGAGCGCATCCTCGAGATCTTCCGGAGCGGCACCCGCGTGCGTAGCGGCATAGGAGAACTCCTGCAGCTGTTCCGCGGTAATGCCGATGCGCTGACTCATCTTGTCAAGCGCGTCGCCCGTACTCGCGAAGTTCGTCACCGACTGCTGAAGGCTGAAGCCCACAGAGCCGGCTAAAGCAAGGAACGGCCCGCCAATCCGGCCCGCTACGTCACCGGCGGTAGCGGCGACGTTTTGCATCGAGCGGTTGAAGAGCGCCACCTGCTTCTGCAGGTTCTTAAACTGCGTGCCGTCAATTACCTTCCGGAAGTTCCCCCACCGCGCAGACACCTGCTTCATGACGGGGGTCATCGTGTCCCGGACCGCAAGAATCGCGGTAAGTCTGAAATCCTGTCCCGCCATTTAGGTCTCCTTCAATCTCTCCTGAATTCGGTTCCACTGCTCCACATAGAGCAGAAGCTCCGACAAAGGAAGCGCGAGCGCCTCATCAGGAGAGATCCTCCAGCCGTAGGCCACGTCAAAAGCCAGATCGACTAGTCCTGAGACGTCGAGCCCGCCTGCTCCCCGAAAAAACTAATCAGTGCCCAGCAAATCGCCATGAAATCCCTGGGGCTGAGTTTCTCGACCTCAGAGGGCGAAATAGCCGCGAGGCGGGTGATGTAGTCCGCGCAAACGCTCGGGCGGGGCGCCGGCGTCAGATCCGCGCCAACCGTGAAGGGGAACCCGAGCCGCTTGATAAGCTTCGTGTCGAGCCTCTCTTCCTTGAGATCGAGCTCCGTGACTTCCTTGCCCGCAATCTCAATCGGCGTTGTCAGTGCGTAGATCATGCAAGTTCTCCTGCGGTGCCCTCAAAGCGCAGCGCCACCGTACCGTCAATGGGCTTATATGGAATGTCGCCCACCATGAATGCCTCCGAAAGCGTGTAAACCATGCCGTTCGCGCACTCTGCGGTAATCGTCATCGCCGTCGACTCCATCAGCTTGCTGACGGGGAAGCTCTCCGGGACGAAGAACGTGCCCGCGATGTACGGGACCGTGACCGTCTCCTTGAAGCCGACGACGCCGGTGGTCGAGGCCATGGTCTCGCGCGTCACCGAGTTAAAGGGGAACTCAAGGTCCCCCTGAAGTTCGAGCTGTTCTCCGTCCACCTTGAAGTAGCAGGTGCCGGCTAGTCTCTTTCCCATTTCTTATTCCTCCGCGTACTGAAGACGGAACTGATTGAGGACCGCAAAGATGCGGAGCTGATTGACGAGATCGGGCGGGAAGAGGACATCCAGCCGATTCGGATTGTCTGCATTCCTTTCGACAATCAGGTACTGCTTGAAGAGATCCGCATTCTCGACAATCCCCGAAAGCTCGAGCTGCCGATAGAGCGCCACCAGCTCGCCGCGGATCACCGAAGGCGTCACGATCGCCTGTCCGGCGCCGTAGCGAGTCCCGTCGTTCGCGAGCTTGTGGCGCGCGTACTTGGTCGTGATGAGCGACTTCATGCGGCGAAGCACGTATGCGAGCGTGTGCATCGTTTCGCTGTCGAGATACGATGCGTCCGCGTCGCCGAAACTGTTGCGCTGATAGGTCGTCACCGCGCGCTCGATCATGACCGTGCCGGATGTCGTCGTAAGCGTCGCAATGCCGTTTTCAAGAAGCGTCTGCCTGTCGGTCGTGATAAAGCGGCTCTCGGAAGGAGCGGCCATCACGCCGGTGAGCACGCCCGTCTGCGTGGGCCGCGCGGGGTCAGCTGAAATGAACACCGACGTCCGGGCGAGATAGGCCGCGAGCACCTCTTCAATCGGGGTCGGAAGCTCCGGCTCAACCCCCACAATCGTGCAGTGCTGGTCGTTTCGGGCGTTGCCGAAAGTCTTCAGCGCATTCACGTCGCCGCGCTTTGCCGTATATACGTGGCCGTAGATCTGCCGGAACGGCGCCCAGCGGCCGGACGTGTCGTTCATCTCCGTCTGGAAGGCGTCAAGCACCGCGGCATCCGAATAGGGAACGCCGATGAAGTCATACTGCGCATCGCCCATCGCCTCTACAGCGGCGGCGATATCGGGGTCGGTAGTACCGCCCGTCATAGCCGCAAGCTCGATGCCAAGCCCCATCGGGGTCTTTTCACCGTTGATGAGCCCGCGAAGGTTGAGCGCAAGCAGGATGCCGTTCCCGAGCGAACCCCTGTTTCTGGCCGTAATCGTGCAGACCGCATCAGCCGCCCCAGCCGTAACCGGAAGGTCCTTCTGGAGCGAAATCGCGTCGGCAAGCGCTTGCGCGACAACACCGGCCTCCGCGCCTTCTGCTACGGAGACCTGCACGCGCGAACCGCCAATGTAGAAGCTCAGGGTACCGGCTTCAGTCGCATTTCCGGAGAAAGTCACCTCTGCCGAGGCGGCTACGGAGTTCGTCACGTCAGCGAGCGGAATGCAAACAAGCTGGCCGAAGCTATCGACCGTGCGATAGGCGGCCACCATACGGGCAAGCATAGAACCGCGACCGAAAAGCTGTTTCGCCATGGCCGCGGTCGAAACCGTCACCGGCTTCCCGGCCTCCGCCGTGCCCGTGGCGAGCATCTGGCCGATCAGGAGGCTCTGAGTGCTCTCCGACGGCGTGAATGCCGCGGAGTTGTCTATCTCGGCATAAAAAAGCGGCACTCGAACGCCGCTCGGGATGGTGTTGAAAGAAACACTCATAGGTTCACCTTCAAAGTTGCTTCAATTTGGTTGTCCGGCTGATTCTTCTTGGTCGACGGTTCAACACAGTCAACCCTGATGTCTGCGCCCTCGAGAGGTCCGAGCTCATCGAGGTCCACTCCCTGCCACGTATCGCTGAGATCGAGATAGGTCTCGAACGAGAACTCGAACTGGAAAGCGAGACGGGCATCGTCCAGGTAGATCACCTGCCCGCCCGAGTAGACGATTTCGCCGAACTCATCAGCCGGTTCCTGCCGCCAGCTGAGAAGGCCCCGGAAAATTTCGAGCTTCAGCCCTTCTATCGAGTCGAATGCTTTCTGGCCTCGCTCATCGCAGGCGTTGCTCACCAGAACGATCACGGCAAAGGTGTTCGTCACGGTCTGCTGGTAGGCCACCCGAGACTCGTTTCCGGAAGCTTCTTCGGCAAGCGGGACCACATACGCCGCCGGGAGCGCCGGCGCTTCATCTTCTGTAAGTCCGGCCCACTCAGCGGCCCCGGCAAAGCGGTTTCCAAAGGACGGACATCGCCTCCGAAGCGCCGCAATAATCGGATCTAATCTCATATCAGCCCCGGTTTAATTGCATTAGCCAAGGCGTCCGCCATGGACCTCTTGAAGTCGGGGGCCGCCTGCTTTGCGGCATCCTCGATGAAGTTCCTGCGCGGAGCCGCCACCTTTTCGCCCGGGCGCTTCTTATGCCTGCGGGCCTGTGCTTCGGTTTCCGAATTCGGCCCGCGGTGACCATAGACCACAAAGGCCGGGTAGTAAACCGGCATCGCGCTCGTCTTTGATGGAGATACCATCGCCGCATACCCGGAACGAGAAAGCCGCACGCGGATCGATCTCTGCATGCGGCCTGTCTGCTTGCCCGGGTATTGCCCGGCCTCTGATACAGCTCTTCGAGCGATAAGCATTCTCGCTATCTTGCGGACTTCGTTGCCCGCGGCTCGGAGTGGCTTCCTCAGCGCCCTCGGGTCATAGTCAATATTCCGAAATCCTCGGTCTACTTGCGCGCTTACCAGCATCTCCCTTCTCCTCTACGTCCATGACGGTGAAGCGGCGCTCACCGCCGGCATCCGCAACCCGCTTCACCCGATAAAGCACCCCATCGATCACCAGCTCGGTGACGCCGTACAGATCCTGCGGCCGCGTCCGCCCTTCATAGCTTCGGATGTAGACGCGGTGCGTCACTTCCGAATTCACCTGCTTCGTCCCGAAATACATCCCCGATCCGACTACGGCGAGCTTCCCCCACACTTCATCTTTTTCGACGGTCGTCTGCGAAAAGCCGTTCCTGTCGTCCGGCTTTGCCTCTCGTACGAGAATCTTCACGCGGCGATTGAGTTCGCCAATTTCCGGAAGGTCCATGATCAGGTCCACGTTCTAAAAGGGTCAAGCAGCGCGCTCACAAAAGGAAGCGGCGACAAAGCCCCCTCCGTCGCCGAAGTGCGGTGCTCGTAGTAATAGGCGACATGCACGAGAATCCACTGCCGGATAGCCGCCGGGACGGCTTCCGGAGAATCGCCGTAGCCCTCGGTACCCTCGCGCGTGACGAGTCCGCGCTGCAACTCATGCTCGGCCATCTGCGTACAGGCAAGGATGAGCGCGGAGATGAGATCGTCATCAGCCGTGCTCTCAACTCTCAGATGAAGCTTGGCTTCGTCCAAAGTCACCGCAGGAAGAGCCGTCGAAACTTCCACGCCCATCCTCTATCTCCTTACTTTCCGAGAGCGCTGGCCGCGGCCGGCAGCGCAAGATCGCCGCCGACAAGAGCAGACACGCGCTCAATGCCGAAGCCGAGGCGGCGCTCGGCGCGGATCGTCACAAGGTTTTTCTGAACGTTGTCGACGTCCTGTTCGAAGAGCTCGACGGTCATGCCCTGACGCGTCCAGAGCGTAGCCGCCTGCGTAAAGTCACCGACCATGAACTTGCCCTGCGGAATCGCCGGGGTCGTCCAGATCGGAAGGCCCCACAGGGTCTTCGGCGCGACCGAAGCCGGGTGCCCGAGGTAGTAGTCGCCGGAGGCGTTCTTCTCCATGAGCATCTGCGACCAGTTCACCGGATTGAGCAGGATGATGTTCGGACGGAAGAACGCCTTTTCAACCTTGGTCTTCGCAAAGAGGATCAGATCAAAGAGTGTTGCGTTCTTCGCCGGAAGGTCGGCCGTCGTCGCGCCGTGGGGCGTGAAGTTTCCGGTGGTAAAGATGCCGGTGAGATTCTGATTCGTCCCGTCGCCGGAAATCAGCTGGTCTTCGACCACCAGATCAACGCCGTAGACAAGGCGCTGATTGATGTAGGCGACGAGGGCAGGGCCGTCCGCCATGAGCTGCTTCGAGACGCGGGCAAGGTGAGCGATCGTCTTGACCGTGCCCGTCACCGTTTCAAAAGACGTCGAGCCGAAGGGCTTTTGCGCGGCTTCAGCGACGAAAGCCGCGCCGTTCACAAAGCCGTCATCGCGCTCCTTCACGTATTCAAACGAGTTCGTCGAAATCGGAAGCGACGGGAAGAGGCCTTCAATCGTGAGCGGGCGGAAAGCGCCGGGCATGATGCCGGGGCGACGGTACGCTTGGATGATGCCGCCGGTCGGAGTCGTGATCGGGTTGAGCGCAGTCGTCTCAGTTTTGGCAAAGGTCTCCGAAAGCTCGACGCGAGTTTTCTGCGTGGAGCCTGCGGCAAACGCCTTGAAGCCGTCGGCGGCAATGAACTGATCGCCCGCGGACTTTGCTTCCGTCTTTTCGCCCTGAACCTTCACCCCCTTCTGCTGAAGATCGAGGAGCTGGTTCGCAAACTTCCTCTGCTGTTCGCCGAGCTCGTCCAGGCGCTCCTTGTTCGAAGCGGCGGTTTCAGACATCTTGCCTTCGATCTTGTCGAGGGCGTCCAGTACTTCTTTGAATTCCATCTTTTATTCTCCAATGGATTTTTCAAGCTTCCTGATCCGTTCAAGAAGCTCCGTGGTCGCCTTCTCCTCGTCGGCTTCAGACTCCCTCTGATCCTGGAAGAGCTTTCTGGCTTTTGCGACGAGAGCCGTCGCGGCAGACTTCGAAAAGCCGCCTGCATCCCGCAGGAAACCTTCGAGGTCTCTGATACTTTCGATTTCATCCAGGTCTTCAGACCTGACTTCCGTGATGCGGGCCGCGCCGTCCGCCGGGAAGCTCACTACAGAGATCTCAAAGAGGCGTCCGACAGACTTGATCACCCGGCCGCCTTCCTTCTTCTCATCCTGAGCGCCGCCGCGCATGCTGAAGCCGATGGAAAGGCCGTCGACCGTTCCATGCTTCAGGGCCGCGAGCACCGCGTCAGCCTGCGGGTTCCCGGGGGTAAGCTCGCCCTCAACACGCAGGCCCTTTTCGTCCTCTACGGCCGAGGTCCACTTCCCGATAGGAAGTCCCCACTGGTGGCCGTAAAACATTTTCGGCATCCCGTAGGCGGCAAGCGTCTTCGTGAACGCGCCCGGCATAACGGTATCGCCATAGGAATCATTGCCCCCGAACACCGAGGCATAGCCGCTGAACTTGCGGCTCTCGCCTTCGAACTTCAGGTCAATGTCCTTCAGTTGAATATTCTTGAATTCCTTCATTACTGCCTCACTGGCTCGCCATTGATCGGAGAAGACGCAGGCTCCACTGCCCCCAGCTTCCGCAGCGGAACGAGGTTGCTCTGCGCCGTGAGCTCATCTCCACCCTCTACCGGCGGGAGGTTTTCCAGGCGCCTGATTTCGTTTCGCGTCATCGCCCCGTTCTGGCTCATCGTCGAGTAGAAGGCCGCTCTGCTCGCCGGGTCCGTCCGGAGAAGCCCATCCATCTTGAACTCGATCGTGATCGGTTCGTAGTTCTTCAGCCTTCGCTCAAGTACCTGCTCGAGCTGCTTGCAAAGCGGCCCGATCGTGAATTTGTGGAACCCCGAAACGATCTGCTCAATGCCGGAGCCCCATGTCGTCTGCCCCGTTGTTCCGACAAGTACGCCGGGCACCCCGAACCACCGGCAGATCTCTTCTATCGTGAAGCGCCGCGTCTCGAGGAGCTGCGCATCAGCCGGCGAAAGCGACATCTGGGAATACTTGAGCCCGCGGTCCGCGATGATCAGACCGCCCCCGGACGAAGTCATGCTCGTCCGAAAACGCGTCATCAGCGCGGTAACCTGCTCCGCACTCAGCTTTGAGTCCGTCTGCAGCACGCCCGTTGGCTTCGAGCCTTTCCCATACAACGAATTCGCGTTGTCCTGCGCCCGGATCGCCTCGTTCGTCGTTGCTCGCATGAAGTCCAGCTTCGAGAGCCCGAGGAACCCATTGCCGAGGCCTTTCCAGTGAATGACGTTCTCAGGCGCGAGCGCCGTGATGTCGCCATCCTGGTAGTAAACGTAAACCTCGCCGCCTTCGACGACTGAAACTTCCATCTGATCTGGAGACAGCGGGACCAGCGCGATCGGCTCCCCGGCGCTATCGCGCTCAATGAGCGCATAGGCATTCCCGCGAAGCATGCGATTGACAACCATCGCCGAAAGAAACTCCGACGGCGTCATCCACCGATTCGGACTTTCGTGCAGCAACAGCCACAGCCGGCTCATCTTGTCCGGCACCCGCACCCCGCCCTTGTCCCGGTAGACGTAGAGCGGAAGCGTCGAAATCGTCTGCGCGAGAATCTCTACGCACGCAAAGACCGCCGAAATCTGCAGCGCCGCATCGGGCGGCGTTAGCTTCGTCTGGTCAATGATTGGCGCCAGCGGCAGGCCAAGCTGCTGCCCGGACGCGGTGCCGAGCGGCCCTCCCCACCCGGTCACCCAGCTGACAAGTCGCCTTACAAACATTCATCACCACTCAAAGAAAGTTTCCTGACCCGACTCCACAAAACCCTTGAAGTCGTCGTTATCGTCGGCGAGCGCATTTCCCATCGCCATGATGAGCGCAATCACGCCGTCGATCTTTTGCTCGTACCTTTCCTTCCGCGGAAAGATGTTGTCCTTCGCGTCCAGCTTGGCCACGACGTTCCCCATCATCCACGTCAGAATCGGGTTGCCGTCATGCAAAAGCCGGCGGTCCAGTACCAGCGCCTCCACGCTTTTCATCGGGTCGCTCATGTTCTGTACCGTCATGCGGCACTCGACCATGGGCGCGTCATCCTCAGAAAGCGTCGTCGCCATTTGCGTCGCTTGCCATGGGTCATAAACCACGGCTTCGACATTAAATCTGCTGAGGTCTTCCCTCAGATCCTCTTCGACGACGTTCAGATCCGTCATCGCGCCGGGAGTGACATGGAGAAGGCCTTCTTCGGCCCATCCGGAATACTGAGAGTTGACAGCGTTTTCTACCGCTCTCTCCGGAAGGTAGAAGTCACAGAAAACCGCGTACCTGGTAGGGCCGTCAGTTTCGATCGGAAAAACTTTGACCTTAGCGGTCATGTCGTTCTTCGAGCCTAAGTCAAGCCCGATGATGCATCGCTCGCCCTCAAAGTCCTCTAGCCGCAGGCTGTGGTCTTCACACTGCGCCCACGCTCCCATATCCATCCACGCGTTCGACGCCGAACACCAGATATCAAGGTGCTTCGTCTTGAAGTTGTTGATAGCTGATGGCAGCGCCTTCGCTTTTGCGAGAAGCGACAAAATCATTTCCGGACGAACGCTCACGCCCCAATTCGGATTTGCCTTCTCCAACGCCTCAAGCGTAGTCCAGTTGTCTTCCTCGTCCGCCGTGTAGATGATCGCGAACTGCGTCTCGTCTACTGCCTGGCGCTCGAGCACCCGCGTGCTCATCGTTCGGACTTCGTAGCAAATGCCCGATGTATCGAACCCCGCGGTGGTGATGCACCACAGAAGCGAGCTCCGACGCTTGCCGAGAGACGTTTCAACCACGTCATAGACCGCTCTGGTCTTATGCGCATGGAGCTCGTCAACGACCGCCAGATGCGTATTCAAGCCGTCGAGCGTAGAGCCTTCTGCGGACTTCGCCTGAAACGTGCTCCCCGTGCTCGGCACATAAAGCGCATTAGCGAGGACCTCAAGGCCGAATCGTTTCCTCAGCGGCAGATTCGTCTCGGCCATGCGCTTCGCATCGCCGAAGACAATCTTCGCCTGATCGCGCGTCGTCGCAAAGGAATACACCTCGGCGCCGGGCTCGTTATCCGCCACAAGGCAATAGAGCGCTACGCCGCTCGACAGACAGCTTTTGCCGTTCCCGCGCGCGACCTCAATGTAGACGCGCCGAAACCTCCGGCCGCCGTCCTCTCTGCGCCTCCAACCGAATGCCGTCGTCAGGATGAACACCTGCCACGGCTCGAGCTTGATGCGCTGTCCGGCGAGTTCCCCTTTCGTATGGGTCAGGAGTTCAATAAAGCGACACACCCTTGATGCCGCCTCCGGGTCCCATACGAAAGGCCCGTCCTCTTTCCATCGCTTTAAGTCATCGCGCTGCCTCTGGCACGCCAGCTTGACCCACTTGCATGCGAGCTGACTTCCGTCAAGCACGCGCGCGGTGTAGTCCGCCGCGATAGCACAGTAATCGCGAGTCTTCTTTGCAGTCATATGCGTCTGCCTCCGTGAGATGATTGAGGCGTCTCTCTTCCACAAACCAACCCACGGAGGGTAAAAATGAACTCAGAGCCTCAAACTAAATTCATGCACGAGGAAGCTACGAAGATCATTGAGACGGCGATCGGCGCCGGCCTCATAAATCTCCCGTTCCTTGCGCAGTGCCGCGCCGAAAGCCTCAACAAGCTCATCGACGCTCAGCTCCCGGACCCCGGCGATATCAGCCGAAGCTCCAGACTTGAGCGGACCTTTGAGGCTGAGCGGGGAATCCTTGCCCGAGACCTGACTGCCGCCGCAAGACGTGATGCCCTCTACCTGCGGCACTTCTTCGCCGCCCTTCAGGGTATCGAGCTCCGGGAGTGACCCGCCGCTAAGGCGATCTTGGAGCGTCTCCACTTCTTTGCGCAGATCCCAAATGAAGTAAAGGCACACCAGGATCGCGATGCTTGCCCCGATGTCCCCCGCAAGATGAAGCCATTCCATATCCATCATTTCTCCACGCCAATAGCCATGAAACTTGAAAAAACGCTCACTGAGGGCTCAACACTCACGGCATTCATCGCAACCGCGCGCAATCTAGACCAGTTCACTCGTCACTTCTCCAAGAAGAGCCCAAACATCTCCCGCCATGTCCCTTCGCAGGGGACCATCAGGGCGAGAAAAACAAAAATCAGCGTCAGCTGCAGACAGCTCCAGCCTTTCCGGATGAAGAACTTCCGGCGGGCCGGCGTCATTACCGGGTGAAAACTAGCGGCCACTATGCATCCAGCACCGAGAACGCCAAATAACCCGCTGCAAAAAAGCGCCGTAATGTGGAGCCCACCGAGCAGCGCACTCAGATAAATCTGCAACTCCGTCATCGTCGATCCTTAGAACCCGTCGAAATCATCCTTCTCTTCCTCTTCCTTCTGCGCGGGGCTCACGCGCGCGCGCGAGGCAGGCGTAAACCCCAGCTCTCGCTCGCACGCCGCAAGGGCCCCCTGCACGGCGACCAGACTCTTCACGTTCGGATGCTGCTTAAGCTCCGTCGATCCATCCATCTTCATGACCGTGATCATCGTCCCGTCGTGGTCTACCGCCTTCGCGAGCTTTCGATAGAGCGCATAGTTCCTCGCCCACCGCTCCAGCACCGTGAAGTCCGTAGCGACGAGCAGACCTTTCGGCGCGTACTCGACCGCGATCTTCCAGGCCGCCCGCGCCTCTTTCGTCAGCCCAACCGGCGGGGTCGGAGCCAGCTCGGGCGTCGTCGTCGCAGCCAGTTTTTCAAGCGACCGACAGGGCTGAAGAGTGCCCTGGGCGGCCTTTACCGAATCCGGTTTTCTGGGTCTTCCGCCGGGCATTGAAATTCCTCGAATTTTGCACGCGTAAAAATCTAGGTAGGGGCGCGGTCTTGAATACGTGCGTAATCAACTTTCGACCCGCCTACCCCCGTCAGCGGCGTTTACGTGCCCGCGCTGCCGAACACTCGCGCAAATGTTTCGCCAAAGCTTCAGGTTGATCGTTTTCTTGGGCGCCTTAACGCATAGCGTTCCCAAAACCGCCATCCTCCGCGGCCGTCTTCCGGCTGTGGCAGGCGTGGCAAAGTGCCTGCAAGTTCTCTTCATCCCACATAAGATCTTCATCGCCCTTGTGCGGTCTGATGTGGTCAACGTCCGTAGCGGGCACCGCGCGCCCCTGCTTCAGACACTCCTCGCAAAGAGGGTGTTCTGAAAGAAAGCGCTCGCGAAGTCTCCTCCAACGAGCGCCATAGCCTCTAGCCGCCGACGAACCTTTCTTTTCGAAGCGCCGTTCCCAGCGCTCCCGCTTCTGCAGCTCTTCCCGCTTTGATCCTGCTTCCTTGTGCTTCTCGCAGTACTTCTCGCCGCGAGCTACTGGACGCCGACAGCCGGGATATGAGCAGAGAGACAGCAGCGGCATCAAATCCCCTTTGCAATAGATGACAGAACAGTCTTAATCAGCTCGATCGTGATCGGGATGGAAAGGCTGAAAGCTTTTTCCTTGACAGCCGCCCAAACCGTCTTAGACCGCAAAGCGGCCAGCAGGTCATGCCCTTCCATGGTGAGGCGCGGATACTCGATGTCGTAATACCACGGTGGAGGCGCCGGCTTCGTTCGCACCTTCACGCCTTGAACGAGTCCGGCTTCAATCAGCATGAGCAGATGCTCGTAGTACCGGTTCTCTGCCTCATGGGCGGCCACAGCCTCCGGGTCAGTCGTTGGAAGCTGTGAAGCAATGGTGAGGTTGTCGTCAAGCTTCTTCAGCTTTTCTTCTAACCGATCGCGCTCGATGTCCTCAAGGACTTCGCGCACATCGCCCCAATTTCTGACCATACCTTCCTCTCAAAGAGAAAGGGCCTCTCCGGAGAGAAGCCCTTGTGCTTTGGAACAGGAACCAGTGAAGCAAAGTGAAAAGCTGGTTCCGTCCCTGATTTGATTTTACGCGATCGACAGCTGAAGCCTGTGGCCGAGTGACCGAAGAATGGTCTCAATCCGATCGATCTTCGTTGGATGGTGAATGTCGAGAATCCTCGTCACTTCAGGAAGCTTCAATTCTGCCTTCTTAGCGAGTTCGGCGCGAGAGACCCCGTCGCGCACCATCTCATTTGAAAGCAGGATTTTGGCGACCTGATTAGCATCCAGATGAACGACATATTCCCCGGGAAGCGCTGGAGACGCCTCCGGAATAAGCTCTCCATCTTTAATGCGGAACTCGACGCAATCCTCGACGGCATAACGGGCCCAGTTTTCAAGGGGCTCACCATCTACGGAATAGGAGAGAAGTTCGGGAATGTCCCGGCATCTAATGATGTCCGTGCCATCCTCAAGCTTTTCAAAGCGGCATGGAAAATCGAAATTTGACATTTCCGGCTAATCGATCATGTAGCAAGCCCCGCCGGTTATGGCGGGAGTTGTTTTACTTCTTGGTGGTTTCCTTGAGGCCGAGATCGCGAATGATGTCCTTACGGATTCTTTCGTTCATCTCGGCGCTTGGGTGTCGAGGCATGGTTTGCGTTTTCTGGCTCCCCGGAGCTCTCAGGCGAAGGTGCCTGGTTCCGTGGGTGACCTCAACGCCCATCGACTTAAGCCACCGAAGAAATTCACTTTGCTTCATGATCTCCTCTATTGGTTGAACATGTGAATATTCTACCATGAGGTTAGCATTTTTGCAAATATTATTTATTTCGTGAATGTCAAATCAAGCATCAAAAAAGCCCGGTCTCTTCAGATCAGGCTTTACGTTTCTTCCGGGTGCAAGAAGGCTCGGGTGGTCCCGAGCGTCGACGTGCTAATTGTTGGCAACAGTATAGCCTATTTTGAGCTGTGCCGCTATCGCATTGAGCGAGCGCGCAAGCATGTCCGGATAGTGATGCTCCTTGAGGCCGATACCCCGGCAGACACACCCGCGGGGGCGGCCTGGATGCATGAAGGTATCCCGCAGGAAGACCTTCTCACGGCTCTGGCGCATAGCCACCCAGGCGGCGTTCACCACCGCGGCATCAGCCATATCCGTCCTCGGCTGCGCAGGCTCCTGAGGCACTTCCTGCTGATACCCCACCTCCCTCAAAACTCCGAGGAGCGAGGAGCGCCACCCCGGGGGCCTGCGCTCTCCATACACCCGGCCCCAGTTGTCGAGGCGGTCAATCAGAAGTTCCTGTTCTGTGAAGTCCATTCTCTCTTTCTCCTTGCTCTTTTCTCTCAGCGTTACGGATTCGGCTGCGAACATCCGTAACGGCGCTTTTTGCTACTGCCGCAGGCTAATAGCCCGCCTTTTCTCCGATGCGTAACGGATGTTACGGATACTTTCCTATTGTTTTGCTTTTTTGTGTTTTTCTACCCCTATACATGCATGCATGTATCTCCTCTCTCTTTAAAAATCCTCCAATTAGAAGAATTCATCCGTAACATCCGTAACGCTCAAAACGGCACATCTTCTTCATCTTTGGGCTCGACTTTTTTCAGATAGATGCGCGTGGGCTTCCCGTCGACGCGCGCGACCTTGAGCGAGAAGCCGAGGTTGCCCATGACAGTCGCCAGCCGCCGCCCGTCCGCAGGGGAGACTCGCGAGACTGCCGCGCCGATCGCGTGCTCGAGGATGGCCGCGGCCGTGAGCGGCTGCCGCGCCTCTGCGGGCAGAAGACTTTCACGCTCGAGCCACTGAGAGATCGCTTCCTCCCACGGGTCCGACCACATGAAGTCCTTGTTCACCTGCGCCGACAGCGCCTCGACGCTCCGGTGGTCGATGCCGTCCTTCTCGAAGATTACTTTCGCCTGCGCCCATAGCTGAAGGCGGTCGCGCTCGACGGCCTTGATGTCGATCGCCCCGACCTCGATCGGAGCGAAGCGGCGATTTCCCGTCGGATCCGTCAAAAAATCGTGCACGTTCGTCGTCATCATCATGAGGCCCCGGCGCGGGGCAACGGTCTCACGCTCCTGGTACTTCTGGATGTAGGAGTCCTTCTGGAGCGAGATCCAGTACTTGACGGCGGCGACATCCTTTTTAGACATGCCGACGAGCTCCGGGATTTCGACGACGACTTTGCCGCGGATTTGTCTGGCAAGGTCGGCATCGCGCGTTTCGAGCGAGATCTCTCCTGCAAGGTCCTCCCTAGGGGCGAGCACTCGGACGAGCGTAGACTTGCGCGCGCCCTGCTTGCCGACGAGGACCGGGACGATGTCCGCCTTGATACCTTGCACCGTGGTCGCGCGGCCGTAAAGCGCCGTCCACATGTAGCGAGCCGTCGCCCACTCGTACGGAGTGGACTTCGCGCCGCAGTACTTTCGGAAGAAGTCCGTGATGCGGTCGACGCCGTCCCATACGGGAAGCGTGTTCTCGAGATAGTCCCTCATCGAGTCGAAGGCGTTCTGGTCTGCGGCGTAGAGGATCGCATCGGACATGAGCTCGCGGGAGATCTTGCCGAAGTGCCGCTCCTCCATGAGGTACTTGCGCATCTCGACCATGCGCGCGTCTGAGAGCTGCTGCCACGGCTCGGCCTTCGCCCTCCGGAAAACCGGCATCGAGGTGAAAGTGTCCTGCCGGATCTCGAAGCCGCAGTACTCGAGCCCCATCTGGAGCCCAACGGCCACGCTTACGAGGTTCGCCTGGATGCTCCCGGTCTTCGGGTCCATGTAGCGCTTCAGGATCTCGCGGAGCTTCGCCCACTCGTCAGCCTCTTCCGGAGTTGCGTCCGGAAGAGGCTTGATGTCGGCAAAGTCCTCGGCCGTCGTGCGCTCATAGCCCTGAGACGCCGCCCACGCGGTGAGGTCAGCGATGGTCCGGCCTTCGCAGTGGGCGTGCATGCAGATGAAGGCGGGTTCGGAGTAGCCGCCTGTGCCCGCGCAGTAGTAGGTGGTCGAGCCGTCGAATGCTGCGCCGCTAGTGTGCTCGGACTCCCACGGACAGCGGATATCAAGTATGCCGGGGGCGCGCTCGCGCACCTCCCAATGCTCCTTGAGCCACATGTAGAGAGAGTCCTTCGCCACTTCCGAAGCGTCCCCGGACGAGGACCGTCGAGCGCGGACGGATCGCACTTCGCCTGTGCCGTACGCTTTGACGACGGCGTCAGTAAAAGCTTTGAGTACTTCCGGCGTGATGGTCGGGATATCCGACGGACTTCCGGTCCACTCATAGCGGCTTCCCTTCGGGTGGCGCCCGAAGGCGACGAACTGCTGGCCTTTTCCCAGTACTTCCAGGCACTCGCCGTTCTTAAGGAGGTATCGGCTCTTGAGGACCTGCTCGCCCTCAGCCAGACGCATGGCGACCAGCCAGCGGGCGGAGTCTGCGCGCGTTCGCCGGGGCGGTTCCTCGCCGATCAAGTCGCAGAGGATCTTGTAGATCCCCTGGGCGATCTCTGCATCGTCGACGTCGCAGTCGACGGCGATCATGTGATCAAGCCGGATCGATATGCCGATGTCCTGGTCCTTGCGCCAGGCGGCGACCTCCTCCGGCGTCGTGACATGAGAGGTCCAGCCGGGGAAGCCGACCGCCTCCCCGTAGCCGTTCTTCCGGCTCGGCACTTTGCCGATCGTCTTGAGGGCGGACGAGGCGGACCTCGGCACCTGCGGGTTCTGGACGACCGGGAGGATGCACGGGGTCAGCCCTGCGGCGATCACGGCATCCCAGTCAGCGGGGCGGGCCCCGCAGGGGTTAACAGCGGGCATCAGGCCTCCAACACGGTTTTTCGTGAACACTCTGGCGATCAAAAGCGCTCCAAGGTATGTCTGGGCGAAGTGCTTCGCGCGAAAAGGCTCCACCGGTAAGCCTTTCAATAGATAGGCACCACCACAGCGGGAGCTTTTTTCGACCTCTAGCGACGTGATTGACCGCCCCCGGCGTCACGCCAAGGGCTGAGGCGGTCTTTTTCTGTGAGCCGAAGAACTCGCATACGGCTTTAAAGGTAGCTCTTTCCATGTGCTGACTATACCATAAGTAGTTTTTAGAAAGAGCTAAATGTAGCTTTGTTAAGCGATACCATAGGTATATATTTCCCTAGAGGTTTTCTATGCCTATCAAAGCTGAAACGCTTCACGACGAAGCCGCTTTACTCAAGGAGCTTTTTGTAAAGCACTCAAAGTTAAGCCAAAAGGATTTCGCCAAGACTTTTGACATCGGTACTCCGGCTCTTTTATGGCAGTACCTAAACGGCCGTAAAGCCTTGGGCCTCAAAGCCGCGATAAAAATCGCTACGGGTCTTGGCGTCGATGTAGGCGCTTTTTCGCCTCGCCTGGCTAGAGAACTAAGGGACCTCGCTAGTCCGAACGTCAGCGCCGCGTCAGGCATGCAAAAGCGGATTCCCATCCTTTCGGACGTACAGGCGGGATCCCCAAATGGAGGTGACGTAGAGGCGCGAGAGACCGCGATTGACCAAGGAAACTATGTGATAGGGGACGCAGACCTATCAGATGAGTGCTTTGCACTTACGATTCAGGGACGCTCTATGGAGCCTGACTTCGTCCAGGGCGATATCATCATCGTGGATCCTTCGATCTCCCCATCGCCTGGGGACTTTGTAGTCGCCTCTCGCGTCGATCCGCTCTGCGGCGGGCTCGAAGTCACCTTTAAAAAATATCGCCCGCGTAGCTACAACTCTCGCGGCCAAATGGTCTTTGAGCTGTCTCCCCTAAATCCCGATTATCCGACGTACGTGTCGGACGCGGACAAACTAACGGTCATTGCTGTGCTAGTAGAACATCGAAGAAAGTTCAAACACAGCTAGCCTAAAGATAAGCCCGCGTCATGCGGGCTTTTTTATATAGAGGCCAAAAAGCTACTTTAGGTATTGACTTTTCATTTACTAAAGGTTATCGTGCGATTCATAAAAACTACCTTTAGTAGTTTATTGAGAGTCGCACCATGTCCGCCTCCTCCGCCTCGCGCCGCCAGCGCTCCTTCTTCTTTTTCCTTCTCTCTGTCCTCACCGGGCCTGAAGCGCCTGCCTGCGGCTCCCGCCGCACGGATCTTGAGGACCGGCTCCTTGCTTTAGCGGTTGGCGCCGGCATAGCCGTCGCGATGGTAGCCGCGTTCATCTACAGAAAGCCCCTGATTCTCGGCCTCATTGAAGCGGCCGACCGGATCACGAAGTAAGCGGGGGCGGCGATGCATCCCTATCTGGACATTTACGAGCCTGCGGTTTTAGCGCGGGCCGAAGCGCTGCTTGACGAAATCCATGAAGCGGCGCTCTACGAATTCGCATACGGCGGGGCGCTCCGCCGGACGCTCCTCCGCCCCACCTTTCAGCGGCTTGCGCTGGAAGTGCTCGCGGATGAAGACCTTATCGAGGAAAAGGGCTGGGACTGGATTGCGGTCTCCGCGTCCCGGGACATGGTCATAGCCGACGACCTTGATCGTTGGTTCCCGAACTGATTTTTTTACCAAGGAGAAAACGTATGTCTTTTGAAGAAGCCATTGTCAGGCATGCCGAAGCGATGGAGAAGCTTGCCGCGGCGCTGACGCTCAAGGCCGAAGCCGACCTGAAGGCGGCGGAGGCGACTGCCGCGCGAAAGGCGCTGGAAACCGAAGTGCGCGCAAGGCACCGGGCCGAGGCGCCGCAGGTTGAAGCGATCGCGCACGAAGACCTGCCGGGCACCGGCGCAGAGGTGAGCGATGCCGCGCCCGTCACGATCGAGTCGCTCCGCTCACTATGCGTCACGAAGAGCGCCGAAAAAGGCCGCGATTATGTCCTCGGCATCCTCGCGGAGTTCGGCGCTCAGCGTCTCGGCGACATCAAGCCGGAGCAGTACCAGGCGCTCTGCGACGCGCTCACTGCGGAGGGCTGACATGGCGCACGCTCTTCTCTCCCCGAGCTCGGCCGCGCGCTGGATGGCCTGCCCCGGATCGGCGTGGCTCTGCTCGCAGATCCGGGGCGACTCTGATGGCGGGAGCTTCGCCTCTGAGGGCTCCTACGCGCACGAAGTCGCGGCGGCGCTCCTGACGGGCAAGCCGCTCCCGGCCCTCCCGGCCGGCCTGATGGCCGATCCGCAGGAGATTGCAACGGACCTCGAGCCCTATCTCAACTACGTGAAGTCGCTTCCCGGACCTCGCCTGATCGAGCAGTGCCTGCCGATCAGCCAATTCACCGGAGAGGAGGGCGCGCACGGCACGGCCGACTGCGTAGCGCTCGCCGACGACGAGCTGATTGTCGTCGACCTCAAGCTCGGGCGAGGCGTCAAGGTCGAAGCCACGCACAACCCGCAGCTCCTGATCTACGCGGGCGCGGCGTTCTCCTGCTTCGACTTTGCCGCCGACATCCGGAAGGTCCGAATGGTCATCGTGCAGCCGAGACTCGGAAACGTCTCCGAGTGGACGCTCGATCTGCCTGACTTCAAGGCCGCTCTGGGCGAGGTCCGGGCGGGCGCCGAGCGCGCGCTCGAGGAGATGAAGGCCGGTGACGAGGGCGACGAGGTGAGCTTCAGGCCCGCCCGGAGCACCTGTCAGTTCTGCCGCGCGGCCGCCCGGTGCACGGCTTACGCCGCGATGGTCGCGAAGGCCACCGGCGTGAAAGTCCCGGTCGCGGCCGTCCCGATGATCGACGACATCGGCCTCGCCGGAGTCCTCTCGCACGTCGACGCCGTGAAGCAGTGGTGTCAGCGCGTGGAAGAAGACGCCCTGGCGACGATGCTCGCCGGGCGAAAGATCCCCGGCTGGAAGCTCGTATCCGGACGAGAAGGTCCAAGGAAGTGGACGGACGAGCAGGCCGCGGACACCCTCCTGAAGGGCATGAAGCTTCCGGTCGGTCAGCGCTACGTGAAGAAGCTCATGACGCCGACGCAGGCGCTGAAGCTCTTCAAAACAGGCGGCATCTCGGAGCACCAGTGGCTGAAGCTCGAAGCGCTCACCACGCGTTCCGAGGCGAAGCCCGTCATCGCTCCGATCGACGACAAGCGCCCGGAGTACCTCAAAGTCACTGCAGCAGATTTACCCAACGTTTAAGGACGATTCACCATGTCAAAGAAAATTACGCTCGTCGGACGTCTGTCCTTCCCCTCTCTTTTCCAGCCCCGCGCGATGGAGGGAGCGCAGCCCAAGTACGAAGCGACGGTGCTGATGGAGCCGTCGGCTCCGTGCATCAAGGCCTTCATGCAGGAGGCGCTTGAGGTCCTCATGTCCGGGAAGCTCAGTCTTTCCGAGGAGGATGCGCGCCAGCTCCTCAAGGCCAAGCCTCCGATCAAGGACGGCGATCAGAAGCAGGCGCAGGGCTACGCCGGCAACTACTACATCACCTGCCGCTCCACGCAGCAGCCGGACTTTTACGGTCCGGACAAGAAGCGTCTTGACATCGAAGCCGCGAAGAAGCTGTTCTACGCAGGCTGCAAGGTGGCCGTCATCACGACGCCCTGGGCGTACTCGAAGCAAGGCAACCGCGGTGTAAGCGCGGACCTGCTCGCGGTCATGTTCCTCGGCCATGGCGACGCCTTCAGCGGCCGTCCCATCGTCGACGCTTCCGATCTTCCGGACGCCGATCCTGCTGATCTCGATCCGGGCGACTTCACGGCCGGCGCCCCTGTGCGCGCGACCGAGCCTGATCCGACGGACAACTGGATCTAAGGAGCCGCCATGCCCCGACTCTGGCTCGACACGGAAACCTACTCTGAAACGCCTATCAGCGCCGGCACGCATCAGTACGTCGACGCCGGTAAGGGCGCGGAGATCATGCTCTTCGCGTATGCCTTCGACGAGGAGCCCGTGCGCGTCGTCGACCTGACGCAGGGAGAAGAGCTTCCGGCTCGGGTTCTCGAGGCGTTCTCCGATCCTTCGGTCATCCTGACGGCGCACAACGCCGCCTTCGACCGGACAGTGATCCGGCGCTTCTGGCCCGAAGCCGGAGATCCGGACCGCTGGCAGGACCCGATGATCCTCGCCTACTCGTGCTCGCTCCCCGGGAGTCTCGAGAACCTTTGCGAGGTCCTCGGCCTCCCCGTCGACAAGGCGAAGGACAAGGACGGCAAGCGTCTCGTGCAGCTATTCTGCAAGCCGCTTCCGGAGACCCGCAAACTCACAAGGGCGACCGCCGAGACTCATCCGGAGGACTGGGAGCACTTCGTAGAGTACTGCCGCCTCGACGTGGAGGCGATGCGCGAGGTGTGGAAGCGCCTTCCGAAGTGGAACGACACTCCGGCGCTATGGAGCGAGTGGCACCTTGACCAGAAGATCAACGATCTCGGGATGGCGATCGACGTAGAGCTCGTGCGCGCGGCCGTCACCGCTTCGGACGAGGCGAAGGAGCGCTCGGACCGTGCCGTCGCTAAGCTCACCGGCGGCGAAGTCTCAAGCGTCGGCCAAAGAGATGCGCTCTTGAAGTACGTCCTGAACGCCTACGGCGTGGCTCTTCCGGATTTCCGGACGACGACGCTCGAGCGCCGTCTCGGCGACGAGAGCCTTCCGGACCCTGTCCGGGAGCTGATCGCCGAACGGCTAGAGAACTCAAAGACTTCAGTCCAGAAATACGCGAAGCTCTCCGAGGCCGTGAGCGCTGACGGAAGGCTCCGCGGGTGCCTGCAGTTCATGGGCGCAACGCGCACCGGACGATGGACCGGCCGCATCTTTCAGCCGCAGAACCTGCCCCGCGGGAAGATGAAGCCGGCCGAAGTTGAGGAAGCGATCAAGGCCATCAAGTCGCAGTGCGCTGACCTCGTCTACGAGAACATTCCGCAGGTGCTTTCGAACTGCATTCGCGGCGTGATTGTCGCGCCGAAGGGCCGCAAGCTCGTCGTGGCCGACCTCTCGAACATCGAGGGCCGCGTCTTGGCGTGGCTCGCCGGCGAGGAGTGGAAGCTCGAGGCTTTCCGGGCTTATGACGCCGGGAAGGGCCCCGATCTCTACAAAGCGACCTACGGCCGCACCTTCGGCGTAAAGCCCGAAGACGTGACGAAGCAACAGCGCCAGATTGGCAAGGTGCTCGAGCTCGCCATGGGCTATCAGGGCGGCGTCTCAGCTTTCTGCACCTTCGCACGCGCTTACCGGGTGGACCTCGACGAGCTCGCGGGGCACACACGTGCGGCGATCGAGTCGCGCTACTGGACGGAAGCGGCCGATTTCACGGACTGGGTGAAGGAGCGGAGAGGCGCAGAAGCGCTCCTCGGGCTCAAGCCTGACACCTTCATCGCCTGCGAGGCCATCAAGCGCGCGTGGCGGGCGGCGCACCCGGCGATCACCAGGTTGTGGGCCGACATCGAGGCGGCCTGCAGGGTCATGGTCGAGCCGGTCCCGCCCGAGGGCCGCGCGCCGCTCAAGGTCGGCCGCATCTGGATCGGCACCCGCGCGAAGGTGTACGGCTGTGCGCTCCTTCCGTCCGGACGATGCGTCATCTATCCGCAGATCGAGAGGCCGCGCCCCGGCGTGCGGGCTACCTTCACTTACCGCGGCATGAATCAGTACACGCGAGGCTGGAGCGAACTCCGGTCATATGCCGGGAAGGTGGTGGAAAACCTTACCCAGGCTACGGCCCGCGACATCCTCGCCCACGGCATGAAGCTCGCCTGGGACCGCGGCTACAAGATCGTCCTCTCCGTGCATGACGAATTGATCACAGAAACGCCGGACAGCGGCGACTTCACCGAAGCGGGCCTTGCCGCCTGCATGACCGATAACCCTGACTGGGCCGAAGGGCTGCCGCTATCCGCGGCCGGCTTTGAGGCCTACCGATACAAGAAGGACTGAGCTATGAATATTCATACTGCACTCACCATCGTTGACGGTCGCCCCGTCGTTTCCAGCCGAACCGTTGCGGAGTACTTCGGGAAAAGACATGACCACGTCTTACGAGACATCGAGGATCTGCTCAAGAAAGCTCCCAAACTCCGTGGCCCCAATTTTGGGGATACCTTTGAAATCAGGCACATAGGCAATACAGAGCGCAAAACCCCGGTTTACTACATGGATCGCAAAGGATTCTGCCTTCTCGCCATGGGCTTCACCGGCCCGAAGGCGCTTGAGTTCAAATGCGCTTTCTATGACGAGTTCACACGCATGGAAGATGAGCTATCGAAGAACTTCGTGAGCCGCCTCCCCTGTATGAAGGACTATCTCAAGGCTTACGCCATCTATGAGCAGGGGAAAGCTATCGCAAGTCAAGCCGGGAAAACGCTCTCGCAGTGGGGCCGCGTCAAGCAGCCCACCGAAGCGCAGCTCAGGATCATGGAAGACCAGATCCAGCTTTCGATTAAGTTCGACTGCGGGGGAGCCGCCTGATGACCGTTCCGATCGTCACCGAGCCGCGCAAGCAGCGCCCCATCCCGCCGGTAATCGTTATCCCCGGTTTTAGCGACAGCCTGCGCGTTTCGGCCGTCCCTGTCGCTGTAAAGGGAAAGAAGCCGGAGATTCTGCTTCGGCTTCAATGCGCCCGCGATCCGCTGGCGCTCGACATGACCATACCGCTTGAGAGCTTCAGGAAGCTCGAGGGCTTTATCAAGTCCGTTGACGAATGGAGGCAGCAGCCATGAGCGACATCATCGACCATCCGCCTCATTACGAGGCCTGCCGCGTCTCGATCGAACCGATCGACGTCTGCGAAGCCTATGACTTCTGCACCGGGAATGCGATCAAGTACCTTTGCCGCGCCGGCAAGAAGGCCGGCTCTTCGGAGGTCACGGACCTCAAGAAAGCCCGCTGGTACCTCGAGCGGGCATTGGCATCGAAGACGCTTCGAATCGCCGACCGTCTGCCGCTCGCCGACACGCCGGAAGGGATGCGAGTCCGCGGCGCAATTCTGCTCCTCAGCTCCCAGGTGCCACTTCTCGCGACGCTCATCAATTTCGGCTTCCAGACGGTCATCGAGCAGATCTCAGCACGCATCGACGACATAGAAGGAGACACAACATGATTGCAATCACGAAAACTAACTGCGACCAGATCAGGTGCATCGCCGACCACTTCGGCACCTCGCACGTGCTCCGGAGAGCAGGCGAGGAGTTCTCGGAAGCGACGACGGCCATCATCCACTACACCCGCGCCGCCGTCGACTTCGAAGGCGATATCCCGACGCGCAAGGTGGAGCTCGCCGGAGAGCTCGCCGATACCCTGATCATGCTCGAGCAGCTCCTTCACGTCGTGCCGGACCTGCAGCGTCTCGTGACCGTCCAGGTCGCTCATAAGGTCAACCGGACGCTCAAGCGCTATGACATCAAAGTTCCGGCCGGCGGCGCCGGACGCGATGCGGCTAAGGAGATTGACTGATGACGCCGGAAGGACGCATGATTCAATACCTCCGCAGGGCCGTGAAGCGCGCCGGAGGGATTTCCAGAAAGGTGACGTTCACAGCCCACAGGGGCGCCCCGGATCAGCTCATCATGCTCCGCGGCCACAGCTTCTTTGCCGAGGTCAAGGCGCCGGGATGCAAGCCCTCGCCTATCCAGCTCATCGAGCATCAGACGCTCCGGACCGACGGCGGCTTTGCTGTATACGTCGTGGACTCCGAGCGCGCCATCGACCGGATGCTGCTCGCCGAAGGAGCGTCGCCGTTCTCCGGGAGGGGCGCGCCGTGAAGTTCACCCCAAGGCCGTATCAGGACATGATCATCCGGCACATCATAGGCACCCCGCGCGCCATGGTGTGGGCCGGAATGGGCATGGGAAAGACCGCCTCCGCGCTCTTCGCCCTCGATCTTCTGAAGCGCCTGGGCGAGGATGCTTTCCCGGCGCTCATTCTGGCTCCGCTCCGAGTCGCGCAGACGACGTGGCCGGACGAGTGCCACAAATGGTCGAATCTCGAGGTCAAGGTTCAGCCGGTGGTCGGAAGCGCAAAGGAAAGGCGCATCGCGCTCAAGATGCCCGCTGACGCATACGCGATGAACTACGAGAATCTCCCCTGGCTTGAAAAGGAGCTCGGGGCTGATTGGCCCTTCAAGACCGTGATTGCCGACGAGTCGACGAAGCTCAAGAGCTTCAGGCTAGGAGGAGGCGGCGGCATGCGGGCGAAGTGTCTCGCTCACGTTGCTTTCACAAAAGTGAAGCGCTTCGTAGGCTTGACCGGTACCCCGGCCCCCAACGGCCTCGAAGACCTCTGGGGCCAGTACTACTTCGTTGATCGAGGTGTGCGCCTTGGCCGCTCCTTCTCGGCATTCCACTCCGCGTACTTCACGGAGCGCAGAGTAGGAGCGGATCCGCACGCCGTCCAGTGGGAGCCGACGCCCAAAGCGCGAGGAGAGATCGAGCGCGCCGTGGCCGACGTGACGGTCAGCCTCGACGCGGGGGACTTCTTCGATATCGAGAAGCCGATCGAAAACACGATCTACGTCGATCTGCCGCCGGCGGCCCGCAAAGTCTATGACGGCCTTCAAAAGCACATGGTCGCGGAACTCTCTTCCGGAAAGGAGCTCACGGTCTTTTCAGCCGCTGCTCTCTCGGTGAAGTGTCTCCAGTGCGCATCCGGCGCGGCCTACACCGATGAGGAAGGCACCTGGGAAGAAGTCCACGATCAAAAGCTCCGTGCGCTTGAAGAGGTCGTCGAGGAAGCTGCCGGCATGCCTGTACTCGTCGCATACCATTTCAAGAGCGATCTTGAACGGCTTCTCAAGCGCTTCCCGCAGGGACGGCACCTCGACAAGGACCCGCAGACCATTCGTGACTGGAACGCCGGGCGGATTCCGATCCTCTTCGCGCATCCGGCCTCCGCCGGGCACGGGCTCAACCTGCAGGACGGCGGAAACATCCTGGTCTTTTTCTCGCAGTGGTGGAACCTCGAACAGTTTCAGCAGATCTGTGAGCGCATAGGCCCTACAAGACAGGCGCAGGCCGGGCATCCACGCCCGGTTTTCCTCCACTACATCGTCGCCAGAGACACCGCCGATGAGGCGGTCATTCTCCGGCGACAGAAGAAAAGCACCGTTCAGGCGGCGCTTTTGGAAAGCGTAAAGGGAAAAAGTAATGCCCGTCAGTAAGAAACCGAGAAATCAAGAGATTGGAAAATTCAAGGAACAACCTGAGGAAGCAAAATGAAGATCGACATCTTTGACACGACCGTGCCGGACTACTCTATACTCGACAAGAAGAGCCTCATGGAAAGCCTCGGCTATGAATCCGAAACCAGTCTGCGTAATGCGGTCGACTCTGGATTCATTCCGCCGTCAATGGACTACGGCGGACGCAATGGCGCAGGCCGTTGGACTGTCGGCATGATCCGCAAGTGGTTCACGCTGAAAGGTGAAAAGGCCGTCTATGACGCCCTCCGTCACCTGAACTACGTGAGCAAGAAGAGCATCTCTCAAAAGAGTCTTCCCCGCCTCGGCGGGGGTGTTTCGAACGCCTTTTCCGCTGAATAATGCTCGCCGTGGGACAGTCTGTGGGACAAAACAAATGACTGCCCTAAAATGCCCTGCGACACAGCACACAGAGACTTCCGCTTCTGACGTCTGGGCATCCAATCCACCCGTGCTTTATGTCGAATGCGCGGGTGTCCAATATGCTGTGCCGTCAGCACTGACAAATGAGCCTCCGAAAATGCAACCGGAACTCCCGGATAACTGATCCCTAATTTTTCAGCACCCGGGGCGGATTTTCTAAGCCAAGCAGCGCGAGCATATCGCGCTGCTTTTTCGTAATGGTGCGGGTCACCC